AAAAAAGCCGATATGTTTGAATTACTTGTATTCTGTGTACGTCAAAGGCGTTTAGGTAACACTAATATGAATGAAGTATTCAGCAATGGGGTGGAATATTTAGCTTCAAACGATTTAAATGATAGAGGTAAACGATTATTAGGTTATCTCACTAAGATATACGGAGGTATATAAATGGAAGGAAGTGATTTTGATAAGATACATAGTTTAGGTGTTGGTGATGCGGTAGCGTTACGTAAAGCACAGGAAAGCTATGGCGATAGTTGGCGTATACGAGGTGGCGTAGGTGCTTTTATGATGTTAGCACGTAAATGGGATAGGATAGAAAATCAAGTAAAAGATAACGATTACGACGTATTTAAAACTATTGAGTTAGATCCTACTTCTCACGGTATATTAGATGATATACGTGATTTACGTAGATATTTACTACTAGTAGAAGCTCACTGTGCTCCAGTAGATGAGGATGATGATGACACCTATATCTAAAGGTATTACTTTTGGTGCTTTTGATTTATTTCATGCTGGTCATGTGAGTATGTTATCAGAAGCTAAACAGAACTGTGATTATTTAATAGTTGCTATCCAGAGCGACCCTAGTCTTGAAAGAGAGGGAAAAAATAAACCAGTTCAAAGTTTATTAGAAAGACAAATACAAGTTAATGCTTGTAGGTATGTTGATGAAACTATAGTTTATGAAACTGAAGAAGACTTGCGTAATATACTCAGGACTATACCTTGGGATATAAGAATTATAGGTGAGGAATACATGAATAAACATTTCACAGGTAAGAAAGAGTTTGATCATAAAGAAGTTTACTATAACTACAGACAACACAGTTTTTCTAGTAGTGAATTAAGGAAAAGGGTATGGCAAGACAAGTGAGTTTATTCACACCAACTGCAGATTGGACTCCGCCTAATAGTCTACCTGATTTAAGTAAGTACGATGAAGTAGCAATAGATTTAGAAACATATGATCCACTTCTAATGTCTCATGGTCCATCTTGGGCTTTTACTGATACTGGTTATATCACAGGCATAGCTATAGCCACTAAAGATTTTAATATGTACTTCCCTATACAACATGAGGGTGGCGGTAATCTTGATAAAAACTTAGTTATTAAATGGATGACTAAACAAATGACATATGAGAATGATAAAGTGTTTCATAATTCTCTTTATGATATGGGTTGGCTTAAACGTTATGGTATAAAAGTACACGGTAAAATACAAGACACCATGTTTGCTGCACCCTTGATAGATGAAAATCAATACAGCTACTCACTCAATAATCTAGGTGAAAAATATTGTGGAGAAACTAAAGATGAAACTTTACTTATAGAAGCAGCACAAGCTTATGGGCTAAACCCTAAGAGTGAAATGTATAGACTACCAGCTAAGTATGTTGGTCCATATGGAGAAAAAGATGCAGGACTAACACTACAGTTATGGCAGGTGTTTAAAGAATTAATAAAACTGGAGAACGTGGGTAAGATATACGACCTTGAAACTTCACTTATACCAATACTCTTAGACATGAGATACAAAGGCGTACCAGTAGATCTAGACGTGGCAGAAAAAGTTAGTAAGAAACTAAAGAAAGAAGAAGACACGATACTTACTTCTATACATAAAGAGTTTGGAGTTAGACCAGATTTATGGGCAGCACAATCAGTAGCAACAGTATTCGATAGAGCAGGATTAAGTTACCCACGTACACCTAAAACTAATGCTCCTTCTTTTTCTGGTGATTGGTTAGAAGCCCACGATCATAAGTTAGCTAACAACATAGTAAGAGCACGTAAGCTAAATAAAGCTAGAACTACTTTCATAGATAAAATGATATTAGAGCATAATGTTAAAGGTAGGATACACGGAGAACTTCATCCTTTACGTAGTGATCGTGGAGGTACAGTTACAGGTAGATTCAGTAGTAGTAACCCTAACCTTCAACAAGTACCAGCACGTAATGAAGACATAGGTCCACTCATACGTAGCATTTTTGTACCTGAAAAAGATCATTACTGGGGCTGTTTTGATTACTCTCAACAAGAACCTAGATTAACAGTACACTATGCTTCGGCTACAGAACAAGAAGGTGCTGAAGAAGCAGTAGATGCTTATCGTAATAGAAATGCAGATTTTCATCAGGTAGTAGCAGACATGGCTAATATAAGTCGTAAAGAAGCTAAGATAATTAACTTAGGTTTAAGTTATGGCATGGGCAAAGAAAAGCTAGTTAAACAACTTGACTTATCAATGCAAGAAGCAGAAATACTATTTGACACATATCATAAAAGAGTACCTTTTATCAAAGGGTTACGTGATCAGTGTGCTAGGCTTGGTGCTAACCGTGGATACATAACCACAATAGCTGGGCGTAAGTGTAGATTTAATTTATATGAGCCTATGAATGATCGAAAGACACCCTACCCATATGAAAAAGCTGTTACTGAATATGGTAGTCAAGTTAAAAGAGCATACACCTATAAAGCTATGAATAGACTTATTCAAGGCTCAGCAGCAGATATGACTAAACAAGCTATGGTTGAACTATATAAAGAGGGCATACTCGCCCATACTCAAGTACATGATGAATTAGATATTTCGGTTACTGACCCTGACCAGTGTGAACTTATTATGCAGGTTATGTCAGATTGCACACCTTTATGTGTTCCCAATAAAGTTGATGCTGAGGTAGGTAAAAGTTGGGGAGAAGCTACAATACATTATAAGGAGTTTTTTAATGAGTAGACGTACAGATAAGAATAAGATGTATTTTGACATATTTATGCATACTATGAACAGTGAGATGACACTTGAAGAAATAGGCATCAAATATGGTATAAGTAAACAACGTGTTTGGCAGATTGTAAGGTTTAACTATCTAGGTAAGGGTGACTACTACAAAGGATACAAGATGTATATGGATAGAAAAGCATTGATTGATAACGCACCAGATCTCACAACACCAGAAAGAACAACGATGTTAAGAAACTGGTTAAACAATCACAACGTTAGGCTTATTAAAGGTAAGTATGAGTCTTCAACTGTTGGTTAATGATCTTTTTGAATATCCTTTTAATCATTAGTGACTTAAACTATATTAAAGGTAGTTAGCTAATACAGGCTAACAAAACAACCTTTAAGGAGGTATATTATGGCAGCAGCCGTTGAAACTATGGCTTATGCAGGGGAAGTTCCCTGGCATGGGCTAGGCGTTAAAGTTGATAATAACTTAACACCTGAAGAAATGTTACTTGAAGCTGGACTTGATTGGACAGTAAGTAAGCGTGAGATATTCACATACGATGACGCTGACCCTGATAAGTCTAAAGACTTAATCATGGCACCTAATCACTCACTATTAGTACGCGATAGTGATAATACAGTCTTTGGACCTTGTGGACCAAAGTTTATACCAACCCAAAACCGTGACGCATTTACATTTTTCAAAAAGTTTACCGACGCTGGTAAAATGACTATGGAAACTGCAGGGTCACTAAAAAACGGTCGTCAAATATGGGGTTTAGCTAAAGTTGATGAAAGCTTTACGCTACCAGGAGACGATAGAGTTTTAGGTAATTTACTTGTGTCAGTCAGTCACGAGTGGGGTAAGTCTAATGAAATTAGGTTTACACCTATTAGGGTAGTTTGTAATAATACTCTTAGTATGGCTTTAGCTGATAAGACTCAGCCACATTTTAAAATGGCACATACTAAAGCGTTTGATACAGACCTTATAGTAACTGCAGAGCAGGCACTAGGTTTAGCAAGTAACCGTATGAAAGAGTATAAAGAAGCTGCAGAGTTTTTATGTAGTAGAAAATACACTAAAGACACGGTTGTTTCTTATATTGCTGACCTTATGCAACCTAAACTAGCTATGCAACAAAAACTACTAGAGCAAAGTAAAACTGAAAAAACATATTTAGCCCGTGCTACTATGCTTGATGAGTTTCAACGTGCACCTAGTAAGGTTTATGAGGCGTTAGAACTACAGCCAGGAGCTAATTTAAAAAGTAGTGCTGGTACGTGGTGGGGTGCTATGAATGCTGTTACCTTTGTGGTTGACCATAAATGGGGACATGACCGTGACGCAGCAATGCATAATGCTTGGTTTGGAGCTAGAGCTAGTCTTAAAACTAGAGCTATGACCACAGCTATTGATTACGCTAAGAGTGCATAATGCACCCAGCGTATGACATAAACTTTGTTTACTTTCTACCTGACTCTCCTAGTCGGGTAGTGAAGTTTAATATGACTGAGATGCATAAAGTCAAAGGTGGTGGTGTTCACATAGGTGATCCTATGAAGATGTCACCATCCCTAGGCGTTGTACAAGCTGAACGTTGGTATAAAGAATACACAGGTAAAGCTAAGAAGTTTGATACTGCTAAGTGTGGACAGTTTGCCTTATACAAAGTATTGATGAAGAAAGCTAAACCTATAACCGAGAATGATATGAAAAATTTATATAAAACAAAAAGTATTGATATTGCTAAACCTAATACATACTGTAAAGTAGTGAGTGCTAGAGATCCTTATGACACTAGTCAGTTACTCAGTAGAACTGATAAAACACCTATGAGTAAAAAGAATATAGAAAGATTAAAGCAGTATGTGTTTAAAGGTAAAACACCCACAATACAGAATGTTTTAGATAAGGGTGTACTTACTTTAAATGATATTAAATACGATATAAAGCTGGGCTATGTCAAGAAACATTAAAGAAAAGTTTATCTCTATAGCGGAAGTGGTTTACTACGATCCTAAATTAAAAATACAAGAACCTATGAGACTAAACGTACAGGTCAACTTAGCAGAAACATCTGTAATTCATAATTTTTACCTACCTGAATGGTTAGATACACACAAAGATCAAATCAGTAATTCTATACTAAAAGCTTCAAAAAACATTACTGGTGAAAGTAAGTTTCGATTCCTTAAAGTAAATAAAGTACCCTTTTATTCTTAACCCTATTAAGCTTACTGTGAGCCGTTTTAAGGCGTTGATTATATAGCTTAATACTAACGCCTTACCTAGTAAATCAAACCGTCTCGACCTATAAAGTATTTTTAGAAGATGCTTTACTTATATACTAAACATTAATATGATATAAGGTATATATTAATAGGAGTTAAGTATGGCAAAAGACACGTGGGTAATGAGTTACGGCACTAGATCACTTGATAACAGGGAAGAAATTATCTGTTACGAAGAAAGTGAAATAGAGTCGTGTTGTAACCTCATAGATCAAAGATATAACCCAGAAACTATCTATGTATTTAATCGAACAGAAAATAAACAACAGGATGGCTACTTCTGGAAAGGTGGAGGCATACTTGTTAATGGAAAATAATACTCAAATACCGATACCAGACAGAGCAGAAACTTCTAACCAGAAATACCATTTTTACAGACTCAACACAGGCGATCACATGGACATTGAATACACTGATCCTAAAGTGGCTGCAAAAATACGTGTTGCGGCAAGTAACTACGGTATAAGAAATGATAAAACCATGGTGACTAGAACCTACACAGATCAAGTACCTAAGTTACTTCGTATATGGAGAAAAACTTGATATAATGGAAGTGCTTTGTTTTTATTCAAAATGTAATAAACCTATAACCTCAGAACAACAATCTAAAGGTATGAAATACTGTAGTGAAGAGTGTCGAAAACAAAAAGGTTATGATATGAATAAAAATATTTATGGTGATTTACAGAAAAACGGTGGTGGGGCTAGAACTATTATGTCTGATTCATCTATTAAGTATGACGAGATACTTGGTGGTTCAGCTATGGCTTTTGGTTCACTTGACGACTACCACATTGACGAAGATATACTGAGTGTGGCTATTCATAATCACGAACTTCAGCAAGAAGCTAAAATAGAACATGAACTTTTAGTAATATATGACGGTTTTGAACAACTACAACTTTCCCATAAAGAACATTGTGGTGTAGGGTTAGCTACGGCAAGTTATCGTAGGCTAAAAGAAAAGAATGATAAAAAATACAAAGAGCGTTTAGAATACCATAAATACGCACAATGGAAACAAAATGACAAAAGAAAAAACAAAAAAACTAACTCCTAAACAAGAGAAGTATGCGCAAAACGTTGCCAAAGGCATGAAAAAGAAAGATGCTGCAGTTGACGCAGGGTACAGTGAGAAAAACGCTACACGTGCTGGGTATTTATTAGACTCAGAAGCTAACCCACTAGTTAAACAAAGAATAGGTGCACTACAAGAAAAAGCTGCAAATAAAGTTGAGCTCAACCTAGCTACCCATCTTACTGATCTGAGAGATATAAGAGAAGGTGCTGTACGTAATGGTGCATGGTCTGCTGCGGTAACTGCGGAAGTTGCTAGAGGTAAAGCAGCAGGACTTTATGTTAATCGTAGTGAGTTAACTGTCAATAGAGTTGACACTATGTCAAAAGAAGAAGTTTTAGAGCGTATGAAACAAATGTATTACGATACTGGCGGGATACTCCCAGCAGGTAAAATCATAGAAGGAGAAATAGAAAGTGAGTAAAGGTAGTAAAAGACGTCCAGAAGATACGAGCAAAATAAAAAATAACTGGGATAAAATATTCAAAAAGACACCGAAGATCAGTGACTTAGCAGATAAATTATTAGAGCGTTCCCTGCAAAAAACCGCTGACAAACTATTTAAAAAGGACAAATAATGGATAGATCAAAACCTTATAGAATTAAAAATACCATGTTAGCTATACAATCAGATTGGATGATTGATAAGACTACCTTGGCATTAATACAAGACTCAGAACCTGAAATTATAAAATTTCATTCAGGAGACGGTACTCAAGAATTAAAAATACCTTTACAAGAATATATAAAAGAAGAATTACCTGACGTTTACTCCGTGCCTTTATTTACGGAAGATTTTTGTGATATGATGCTTGACGAAATTAAAAACATCGAGCATTATTTAGGTTTTACCGAAAACGATGACGAAGATGAACTACGACAGATCCCTGAAGTAACTCTACAAGATAACATTCCACAACTTTCTGAAAATCTACACAGCGTGGTACTCAACCACATGAACCCTTTATTTACCGCAGTGTGGCAACGCTACAGTTTAAAAATAAATTCAATACAGTTAGCTAACTATAATCTAGCTAAAAGAGAACAAGGTGAGTGGCATCATGACGCTAGTGCTGATATAAGCGTAGTAGTGCCTTTAAATACTGGGGACTATGAAGGTGGAGGTACTGAGTTTCATGGTAGGGGAGTTGTACCCCCTTTACCCAGAGGTCATGCGTTATTCTTCCCTAGTTTTACACACATGCACCGTGGTCTAAAAGTGGGTAAAGGTGATAGATACTTATTGGTATTTTGGTTACTAGGAGCGTATGATTAGGCTTTACTATGGTAAGGATGTAAGGTTTAATTAGTTTAGTTAGTTAGTAACTAGTGCTAGTCTGTAACTGAATGCAGCGTAATTTCTAGCACAAAGTGTGGGCATCACTATAACTGCCCACCTTACTAGGAGCAATATGAAAGACAAAACTAAACTAAAATTAGTCAGTGATAACCCAAACTTGAAGACATACTATGTTCCACTCACCACTATACACGTAGAGATGTACCCTGTCAAAGCTAACTCATTAGATGACGCAGTTGATAGAGCCAATAAAGGTTTAAGCGACGGCATAGTAAGAAAAGTAACCCTAGAAGAAAGCTTTACTAACGACGCATACAACTACCCCGACCCACCAACTACTGAGCTGTTTGCTAGACAAATAGACCACTTTGAACTCAATATAAAAGATTTTGACTATCCTATACCTAATAAAGGATCATAGTTATAGTTTACTTTTAATTAATTATATATAGGAGATATATATGGATGAAGAAACTAAAAAGGAGCTAGGAAAATCTTTAGCCCTTATAAATAAAGTAATGACCGCGAGTATGAATGACTCTAACGACATAGAAGGCAGTTTAGCTAACTATGGTGCTTTTATACAAATCAAGTTATGTGTAGAATCACATATTGAGCTTGCTGATGCTATTAATAATAGAGCGGAGGCTACTAATGGATAGTGCATGTAAACATGACTGGCGTAACGGTATAAAAATTAATTCACAGGGAGTACTAGAAAGTGTTATGGAGTGTGAGGAGTGTGGTGCTAGACATTACCTAGACTCACGTCAAAGACCTAAACACTTACAGCACTTACCCAGCGAGAGATACGAAAACTTAGTAAAACTGTTTTCATGATGTTTGGCTTTACTCACCGATCAACAGCTGTTCAGTAAGTATACGGCGAAATCGATCTAAGATGTGTGTGACACCAGAGAGTAAAGTCTTTTTAAAAAACAATTAGTCGTTTTTTAAATTTCATAATAATAACTGGTTAATCTTAGAAAACTTGCAAAGTCAGCCATCGGGTGCTAGGAAGTTATCCCGAGAAGTGACTCTAAACTACTAGACTTCCAAGTGGCTAGTGCTTAGTATTTATACTGAGCCAATGCCACACTTTTTCTCTTCACGAGGGTTAATTATATTTATCCGCTCGTTTGGTGGCGGATTAAGTTGTTGAAGTTCCTCGTGAGGGGCTCCATATTGACTTCATCATCACACCAAACACTTCATTTAAAACCTTTTGACTATGGTTTACTTTACTTTTGATGTACCCTATTATTACTCAGTAACTTTAATAACTAACCTTTTAAGGAGGGCAATAATATGACTAAAGCTACAGCAAAAAAACTTAACTCGGTGAAAAGCCAAGTAAGGATAGCCAAGACTACACCTAAAGTGAAGTTTGGTAAATTTCACCCTGATGCTAAATTAAAAGCAACAGGTAAAAAAGTGACCAGTGAGGACAATAACGCTAGAGTTAAGTCCGTAAATGGTAAAACAGTAAAAGAGGCATTAGCTGGTGGTTTGTATACTGCTACTGACCTTAATTACGATATCAATAAGATTAAAACCTTAGAGATTGTCAGTTGAAACACTTACGATGCGATAAATGTAGGGAGCCGATAGTCCCTACATTATTCGGTAAAAATAAAACAAAGGTGTGGACTAAATATACTTTACACCCTATGAAAACTATGACCATGTGTGTCTGTAAAGCTTGTTATAAAGAGGTTTACCCAAATAAAGATACTTTTGACGATGCTTTACCACTTAGCCCATCCAAGTAATACTATATGTATAGTTAATTAATAAAGGAGAAAACTATGAGTGAACCAAAAAAGTGTGTTATCTGTAAAGGTGACATAGAACAGAAAAAAACCCCAGAAGGTAAAGTGTACTGGGACTCAGGTGAAAACGCTGAGCCTTACGCAGAAGGTAGATGTTGTATTTTGTGTAACTTTATACATGTTATACCAGCAAGAATGGATATGATAGAACCATGAAGCCAGTATATAAAGAAATAGAAAAAGGCGTTTACGAAGACCAGAGAGGTAATCATTATTACGATGAAAAAGTACTCAGATACCGAGTATTTGAAAAACCTCTAGATGGACTTTGGGACTGGCGTTTAGTGAGTAGCCATTTTACTTATAAAGATGCTGAAACTAATGGCGGTGCTTGGTGCGGTCATAGTTGGAACGACGAAAACTATCAATACAAGATAGTTGATAATGGTACTGAATCTTATATCAAAAGATTAATGTACTAAGGGAGCAAGACTATGAGTAATAAAAATGAAGTTGATTTAATATTAATAGACCCTTTTGATGAAAGTGTTAGTAGAGTAGTTTTTAACGAGGAAGATTTAATTTCCCAAGTTAAAACAACTATGCAATGCAATCTAATAGATATAGTTTATTTAGGTGCAGATGTTATTATGATTGTTGATGATGAAGGACGTTTTAATAACCAAAACAGATGGTTTAAATTAGGTGACCAAGCTTATGCAGGTCGATGTGTTTTAGCCAACGATAACGAGGGTACTACTAGTTCTTGTAATAGATCAGTCGATGAGATTGTAGACCTTACTACCTTTTTAGAAGAAGGTTATCATGAAGAACCTTTTATGGAATTCGTTTCTTTATGAATTTAGAAGACAGTAAAACACTACTCACCAATAGACTAGATTGCCTAGAACATGGTGAGTATTTACTTATTTTTCAAGAAGAACTAGAAGATACACCTGTGCTTATATGGTGGCTTGAAGGTGCTTATTTAGTGTTACACATAGAAGCCCCAACTGAGGGGAAATGGGAAAAACTTAATTCAGTGCACAGCGTGATCAATACGCTTAGTGCTGATATGATCATAAGTTGGGCTTGTGATCATCCTTTACCCTAATTACCATCAATTTTATAATATAGGTTATATAACTATAACAAGGATTTAGCGTGGATCGTACGGACCGTAGAATTATTAAAATAGCTCTATGGACCATACTCTTATTATTCTTCGAGTCTATAACTAGCTTTTTATCTTTTTGACTATCCTTTACCATGTAGTTGATCAAAATTATTATATAGGTATATTAAATAAAAGGAGTATTAATATGAATGATATTAAACAAGGGTTCCCATGGCCAACTACTAATAACGAATTATTAGAAGACTGGTCTATAAACCAAGCTACTAGATTCTTAGTCTATAAAGCTAACTCACCAGACGAGGAAGTCTACACCGACCTAAGTGGTAAACCAGGACTGATTACTATTTATTGTATGATAGGTAAAGAGTTATGGGGCGCAGGTTCGCTGGGCGTTGATGACTTAGTTGAGGGCTTAATATGATAACTGAATTTACTCTGAAGATTAAGTGCCCAGCTACTAATGATGACATACAGTTTAGCATAGAGAAAATAAAAGGTTACTGGCATCTTCTTGATGAAAGAAAACCTTCAGGCTCTACTGAAATTTTCCCAACACCTGAATCAGCACTACAATACATACTACATTTTGTGCCAGGAGTTTCCTTTGGAGAAGATGAAGATGATGAATAAATTAAGTTTTGAAAAGAAAAAAGAAAACACCCGAACCGTCAGCTTTAAAGTTGACCCAGATACCAGTAAAAACCTTACTTACTTAAGAGAATTTTATTCTAGCTCGTCTGGTAGAAGAGTAACTACTGGTGAAATAGTTAAACAATTAATTAACATCCACACAAAGGAGACAAAAACATGGTGAATATAAACCAAGAATTAAATGAGATACGCACTACCGCCACACTAGATGAGCAGATTGCTAGGTGGCGACTGGCTAAATATTTAGCAGATGAAGTATTAAAGATACTAGATTTAGATGGTAACTGGTTACCTGAAGATGAAGAATACCAATCATTTGAAGATGAGATGTTTAAGCTATTGTATAAATGGGACACTAAAGATGAGTAATGATGATTTTGAGATTCTACTTCTATTATTTATCGCTCTCGCTGGTCCTATTTATATACTATTCTTTTTTTGACTATGGTTTACCATGTAGGGCATCCGCCCTATTATTAATATAGTTAATAAATAATATACGGAGAATGTTATGAACGACTTAAAAAATAAATACCCTGATCAGGTTAACCCTGATGATGAAGACCATATATACTTTAATGCTGACCCAGGAGAAACAAAAGAAGTTAAATTTGGTGACTGGTTTGTTTGGGAAGACCACGATGGCTATATTCAATATGCGGTAGATGACTCAGCAGATATTGCGGTAGTTATAAATAATATATTGTCTGATAATAATAAAATGAAACAACATAATTTCAAAGACCATGGCGACGTTAATGGTATTCATCTATATACCTTTATGACCGATGAATATATATTTTTCTGCCACTATACTTATGCTGATGAACATCAAGCGTATTTATTCAGACACCAAAACATGAGCTGATAAGCTGTTACCTATATACTCTGGTGGAAAAAAGAAAAAACAAAAACGAATTTACTAGGTGTTTAGCCAATAGGGCAATAG